TATACTTCTTTGTTGAACCTAGTTCTGAATCCCGAATATGGAGACATTACAGATGTTGACGATGGCACCGACCTTACATTGACGTACGGAAAGCCTCCGGGCGCGAATTTCCCAAAGACAACGTTAACGCCTCGACGCCGCACAAGCCCACTTTGTGATGAGGCTGTAGGCGGAGATGCAGAGTGCAATCGTCTTTTAGAAAACATTCCAAACTTCGATTCCTTATTCGTTCAGAAATCCGCTTCTGAAGTTCAGCAGGCTCTTGACGCTTTTGTGGGAACTTTAGAGGCAACAGGAGAAGAGTCACAAGCGGCAGACATCGCAGTTCCGACTACAGAATCTGGAACAACTGATGTAAATGCTGTATTCAGCGAACTGATGGGTACTTAAAATTTGCTCCAACCGCAGGGAGGCATGGGTACACAGATGCCTCATCATTTTAACTAAAAACAAAATAGGATTTTAAACATGGCAACAATTGTAGAAGGAAACAAAGTACGAGTACACTATCGAGGTACTTTAAATGATGGGACAGAGTTTGATAACTCTCATGAGCGAGGCGAGCCTATTTCGGTAGATGTTGGATCTGGTCAGGTAATTCCGGGCTTTGACAATGCTCTTCTTGGTATGCAAGTAGGTGAATCAAAGACAGTAACTATCCCACCAGAAGAGGCTTATGGTCCCCTTTTGGATCAGGCTCGCACAGAAATCGACCGATCTCTTTTTCCACAAGACTTGCAGCTTTCTGAAGGCATGCCAGTTCCTCTGACAACAGAAGAAGGCCACAAACTTTTGGGTCGTATTATTGGATTGACAGAAGAGGTTGTTACAGTTGACTTAAACCATCCGTTAGCCGGACAAACTCTAAACTTCGAAATCGAACTAGTAGAAGTAGAACAGGATTAACAAACACCGCAGGGAGGCATGGGTACACAGATGTCTTATATTTCACAAGAGGAAAAAATGAATATTCTAAAAGAAAATCGCATCGTTTCAAATTCTTTTATCGTTGCGACACTACTATCAATTACATTATCTATTGCCATTTGGGCAGCTGCAGGAGGCGATAGCGTAGAACAAACGCAGCGACTTGCTCTTTTTGTTGGTCTTTGGGCACCAACATTCATGGGCTTTGCAAACTACTATAAGGAAGACTAATGGCAAGAAAGTCTAAATCACCTGTCGGCAAGGTCTCAATGGCCGATCTTAGAAAAAATATTAATAAAAGAGCGGGAATGAATGTCGCTCACGACTTAAATGAAGCCAATCCTACAGAAGTAACTCAATGGATTCCAACCGGTTCTCGATGGCTAGATTCTATTATCTGTCGAGGACGATACGCGGGAATTCCAGTAGGTAAAGTTTCTGAAATTGCAGGGCTGGAGGCCACAGGTAAATCTTATATGGCCGCACAAATCGCCGCAAACGCCCAAAAGATGGGCATTGACGTGGTTTATTTCGATTCGGAGTCAGCTATTGATCCGTCTTTCTTAGAGAATGCTGGTTGCGATCTAGATAACTTGCTGTATATTCAGGCCCAAAATGTAGAGTTTGTCCTAGAGACAATTGAAGAGTTGTTGGGATCAGGTAATCAGTTTCTGTTTATCTGGGATTCGTTGGCTTTGACTCCTGCTATTAGTGAAGTTGAAGGTAGCTTCGACCCTATGTCGCAGATGGCTATGAAGGCAAGGATTCTTGCACGAGCCATGTCCAAATTAGCTTTACCTATCGCTAACGCAAATGCGACGTTGCTTGTCCTCAATCAGCTGAAGACGAACATTACCCGCAGCCCTTCAGAGGCCATGACGACTCCTTTTGTCACTCCCGGCGGAAAAGCAATGGCATATGCCTATTCTCTTCGAGTTTGGCTCACTGGACGAAAAGCAAAGGCCAGTTTTGTTTTGGACAACAATGGTTTCCGAATCGGCTCTGAAGTAAAGGTAAAACTTGAAAAGTCTCGTTTTGGAACAGCTGGAAGAAACTGTAACTTTAGGATCCTCTGGGGAGGAGACACAGTAGCGATTCAAGATGATGAGTCTTTGTTCGATGCTGTTAAGGGTTCTGATAATATCATTCAATCAGGTGCTTGGTACACTATGGTATTTGAAGATGGTTCTACAGAAAAGTTTCAAGCGGCAAAATGGGTTGAAAAGATGCAAAACGATAAATTCCGTCAGCGTGTCTATCAAATCATGGACGAAGAAGTCATCATGAAGTTCGACAAGCGACAAGGAAATGCAGCAGATTTTTATGACTCGGAAGAGGAAAACGTTGAATAAAGTGCCTTGTTCTTCGTCTAAATAAGAGAACAACAAAATAGAGAGGAAAGATGTTCAAAACATTAGCAATACTTTTTGGCTTACTTATTTCAACTTCCAGCTTTGCTCATGACACTCCACAGTGTGATCAGCGCTGGATCTTTGTTCCGGGTCACTATGACTCATATGGCCACTGGGTTCCCACACGCAGATTCTACGGAACTCAATGTTGGAATTCTCGTGGCCAAATTACTGCACAATACCCAGCACAAACTCGACCTCATACTCACTACCATCCTCATCACTACCCTCGTCCTCAAATAAATATTCGAATTCCCATTCGATTACCGAGGCATCATCACCATCCACGACACCACCATCATCGATAAGGCCCTTTATGGGCCTTTTCCCTTTCTAAATACTATTTGTTTACGTGAGCAATAAACTAAACAAAATAAAATATGACAAGCTGCTTCTAGAATTGAAATTTTTAGAAGCAGATTTAGAATATACCAAACAAGTTGTCAATGAAAACAAACAGCTTTTCGATCAAGAATGTGAAGTGGTATCTAAAAAGCAAGGTATATGGCAAGATGTTCAATCCCGCAAAGCCAAGCAGAGTAAAAAAGGTCCACCCCCTGTAAAGCAGAAAAAGAAAAAAAGAGTTCGGAAAAAAGACAAAGAACTCTTTAAAAAGATAGCAAAAGAATCACATCCTGACAAGTTGTTATCTCTTTCTGACGAAGAGCGCAAAAAGAAAGAAAAAATCTTTCTTGAAGCTTCAAGCGCAATGGACGAAGGCTTGTCTTCCATAATAAGATCAGCTGCTTTAGACTTAGGTATAGATCCCGGCGAACTAGAAGAGTCCGATCTAGAAAGTCTTGAGCAAAAAATACAACAAACATCAGATAATATAAAATCTCTTAAAAGAAGTGTTCTTTGGAACTGGATCAATCAAGAGACTGCTGAAAAGAAAGAAGAAATTACTAAAATATATTTAAAATTTATCTTGACAAATCTTCCAGAATAAGATAAGATAGTATCTTGTAGGAGCAAGAATGACTAAAAGATTGATCGTAATAGACGCGCTGAATGCGTACTTCAGAGCATATATTGTTAACCCTAGTTTATCTCTAAATGGAGAGCCAATCGGGGGCTATAAAGGCTTCCTTGGTATCTTACAGAAGCTTTGCAAGGATATGAAGCCTGATGAGATAGTTATTGCTTGGGACGGCGCAGGAGGCTCTGCGAGAAGAAAAACTGTCAATAAAAACTACAAAGAAGGTCGAAAGCCTATTCGATTAAATCGTTCAGTGAAGACCTTGACAGAAGATCAGGAAATGCACAATAAGGTATGGCAACAGTCACGCTTAATGGAAATGCTGAACTGTATGCCAGTTATGCAAATCATGCTCGATAGCACCGAGGCGGACGATATCATTTCTTATGTCGTTCAAGACCAGAAATATAAAGGATGGCAAAAGATAATTATATCCAGTGACAAAGACTTCTTTCAGTTATGTGATGACGAAACCATTCTCTATAGACCTATTCAGAAAAAGTTTATGAGCAAGCCAAGAATCTTAGAGGAGTTCAATATTCATCCAACTAACTTCGCCTTGGCGCGCGCAATTGCGGGTGATAAATCTGATAATCTGGATGGGGTAAAGGGGGTTGGTCTTGCGACGGTAGCGAAAAGGATGCCTTTCTTTGCAGAAGATGACGATGTTACCATCGATAAGGTTGTAGAATTCTGCCAAAATAACAATACTGGACTAAAAAAGATGGAGCTTATTGCTGAATCTAGGGAGAAGATTGAAGAAAACTATAAGATTATGCAGCTATATTCTCCTACTATATCGATCAATGGAAAGAATAAGATTAAATATATTTTAGAAAACTTTGAACCATCATTAAACAAAACAGAGATTATTAAAATGATGGCTGAAGATGGCTTCGGCGACAAAATGGATCTGTCTATGCTTTATGCCACTTTCAAAAGAATTATATCAAATACTTGACAAGAGAAATAATACGTGTTATTATAGATAATACTGGAGCATGAATGTCAAAAGAAAACTTTAGCCAATATGGAAAAGATTTTCAAGAAACTCTCTGTCATTTAATTTTGGTCGACAGGCCATTTGCAGATCAGATGTTTGAAGTCTTAGATGTTAACTTTTTAGAACTAAAATATCTACAGACTTTTGTAGAGCTAGTTGGGAAATATAGAGAAAAGCATTCGGTACATCCTACCGAAAAGATTATGAAGACGGTCATGAGAGCAAACATTTCAGACCAGTCAGATTTAGTACAGACACAAATTAGAGATTACTTTGCAAGAATCTATAAGACGGAAATAGAAGATTCGGAATATATCAAACACACTGCTTTGGACTTCTGTCGAAAGCAAAAACTAAAAGAAGCAATGTTGAAGTCCGTAAAGCTTCTCAAAACATCTTCGTTTGATGAAATCTCTTCAGTAATTAATGAAGCTCTTCTTCTGGGTGCGGATTCCGATTTCGGATATGATTATGTTAAAGACTTCGAAGCAAGATTCCTCTTTAAATCAAGAGATCCAATCCAGACCGGCTGGCCAGAAATCGATGCAATCACGCATCAGGGTTTAGGCAAAGGCGAGCTTGGGGTAGTTATCGCCCCGACAGGCGCAGGTAAATCTATGGCATTGGTGCATCTGGCTGCTGAAGCCTTAAAGAACGGAAAAAATGTAGTTTATTATACATTAGAGTTAGCAGAAACTGTAATCGCATCTCGTTTCGATAGCTGTATTACTAATGTACCTTTAAACGATTTAAGAGATTTCAAAGATGAAATCTTTGAAAAAGTTCACATGCTTGACGGCAAATTGGTAGTAAAAGAA